AGGAAAACAGCCACAAGTGAAGTCGCCTTTCCCAAAGAACCCGGCGCCACGGTGAATTTAAACGGCGTCGCCGTGTCCGGGATTTTAACCTTCGGACTAACCGGCAATAACGTGAACAGCGCTGTCGGTAGGGTAAGATTAACCATTTTAAGGTTGGTGTAACCATGAGTATTGACAATATAATCCGCCCGGCCGGTCGAAATCAGTTGCTGCATGATATGGCGGTAGAGCACCGGAAAATGATTCACGGCGCTTTTTACAATGCCATTAGAGAGATTACCGGCAAAGAACCGGATCAACTGGATATGGCCAAACACGCCGGGATCGAAACCTTCGATCATATGGGATATGCGGATTACATCTATAAAAAGCAAACCATTTTAAGGGTTTATGCTCCGGTATTTACGCATAAAAACCGTGAAACCCGCGTATTTCAAAAAGTTGAAGAGGTATGGAAGAAAAATGCCAGACACCGAAGAAACTAAACTTGCCAAATACATCGTTGACGATCTGTTTTCATGGTTCAAGGAAGAGCGGAACGGTCAACTGGAACCTACCTGGCGGCGCAATTACGATGCGTTCAGGGGCAGATACGATTCGGATGCGTTGAAGCGCTGGAAAGCGACCGAAGGCCGGGGTTGGCGCAGCAAGGTATTTGTTCGGTTGACCAAGCAAAAAGTGGTGACCGGATTTAACCAGGTGATGTCCGTCATGCTTCAAGAAGGCAAGATCCCCTGGGATATTCAACCGTCCCCGATCCCGACGAACAGGTCCATGGCTGCTTTAGATCCCAACACGGCCAAAGAGCGGTGTGATCGCATGCGGCTGCAGATCAAGGGGGATTTCATCCACGCAAAAGCGGATCGGGTTTTTATGAGTTCCGGGCTGGAAAATGCGCTGTATGGGTTGTCCTGGTTAAGGGGTCCGGTGCTCCGACCGTTTAACGGCATGTCGGTTCAGTTTGGTGTTCCGGGTCTGGATCAACTCTATTATTCACCGGAGATTTTGCAACGGTATGGCCGGCACATCATGACACCTCAAAAAACTTACCAGCCGGTGGTTGAAAATCCGGGTGTATGGAATGTGTTCTGGGATCTGGAAAATTCCGATCACAACCAGGGCCACGGGGTTATTATCCGGGATATGATGTCAAAAGGCCGGTTTTTGGATCTGGCCGAAACCAACGGGTATGATGCAAAGGCCATACAGCGGATTGCCGATCAGTTTACCGACAGAGACGACGCTTCGGATGAAGACGATGATTCCTTTGGCCCGGCGCATGAAAGGTTCAACAAGCGAAAGCGCGTTATCCCGGTTTATACCTTTTACGGCCGGGTCCCGAGAAAATATTTGATTGGATATGAAGGCAGGGCAAAGACGCAAATCCGCGGCTTATCTAAAAAGAAGGATCGTGAAGTCGAGATTTTTTGCGTAGTGGCCAAGGCCAAGCAGGCGGAGATTATCCGGCCGCCGGTGATCAATCAATTTCCATACAGACCCACGTATCTGGCGAAGTGGGAACATTTGCCGCTGGAAGCCGGCGGTGTCGGGATCCCGGAAAATATAGAAGACTCCCAGATGATCATCAACGGCCTGACCCGGTCCATGCTCGATAATAAAGCACTCTCTTCCAACTTGCTTTTGTACTGGAACCCCCGGCGACTGGCCCCAGGGCAGAACAAAACCCTGTATCCGGGAAAAACATTCGAAGTTGAAGAAGGCACCGAAGATGTTCGCCAGGCCATGCAGTTTTATGCTCCGCCGGACAATACCCGGGGGACCCCGGACATGATCAATCTGTTTCGAGAATTTGCCGACCACGAGTCGGGTATATCGAGAAACATGGAAGGCCAGGTTGATTCCAAAGACCGGCGCACGGCCTATGAAATGAGCAAAATGGCCGAGGCCGGTAATAAAATGATCGGCGGCACCATTCGCAACACCGATGAAGGGCATACCGAACCGGTGGTAACCGGCCATTATCATTATCACATGGTGACCAATCCGGATGAAATGATCAAGGGCGATTTTATGCCGGAAGCCAAAGGTTACCAGACATTTATAGACCGGGCAAGACGATCTCAGGATGTCCTGTCGTTACTCCAGGTTGCATTAAGCTCGGAGTTTACCGCACAGTTTACCAAAGTATTGCCGTTTTTGCGGGAGTTGGCCAGAACCAGGGATCTGGATCCGGACGCCTACTTTCCGACAGACAAGGAATTGACCGAAGAAGCTGAAGGCATTGCCAAGCTTCTCCCACAACCCTTTATGCAAGGACCGCCCGGAGCGGCGATTAATGAAAGAACGATCTGAAAACATAAAGACCGGCCCGGCCATTGATGAAAATGAGGCCCAAAGCCTGGCAGCGCTCATGCGGGACCCAAACTGGCCGGTATTTGATCGATATCTGACCCGGATCCGGGATGCAGCATTTAAAAAACACATGCGGTTAGACCAGGGCCTTGAAAGCAGCGGATATTTCAAGGGCGTGTGGAACCTGGCCAATGATTTAATTGAATTGCCTAAAGAAATAGGCAAACAAATATTTGCCAAAGACACCCAAGATGAAGAACAAGGAGAAGACTTATGAAGAAGAGACGATTTAAAACCATAGAAAAAAGTGATAAAAATAATCAGCGGGAATATGAGCCTCCAAAAATTGTGAGAAAAAATAAAATGACTTTCCCGATCGATATTATCGAATCCACAGGGAAAGGCCAGGTTTGCAAACAATGCTCATCCTGCCATAACTGTAAATAAAAAAAATGGCCCTCGTTTAAGCGGATTACCGGAAACGGCCTGTTTGAGCCTGGATTACCAAAGGAGACTATTCATAATGAGTAAAGAAGCTGGACATGCCGCTAATAAAGGCGGCGGAACAACTGAAGCCGAAGACGCCGAAGAATTTACCGAAGAAGACGCTGAAGCGGCTTTTGCCGAAGGTCTTGGAGAAACGGCCCCTGAAACACCGGAAGGGATTACCGGAAAAGAAACGGCCCCTGAAGGTTCAGAGATTACCGACGATGCAAGCCACCCGGGTGCGGCAGGGACAGAAACGCCCGGTGACGAAACTAAGGATGGTGATGAACTCTCTAAAAAGCCCAGTTATGAAGATCTTGAAAAACAACTCAGGAACACCCAAACCTGGGCGCATGGCTTGACATCGACCGTTGCAGAATTGAAAAAGAAGGTTGACGCAACGGATCCGCCAGGGACCAAAACCGGGGGACTGGATCAATCCGACGACGATATGCCCGAAGAAATCAAATCATATCTTGAAGATTATCCGGAGGCCAAGAAAGCTTTTGAGCATTTGGCAAAAAAGATGATGGGCGGCCTGAATCCCGAAGAAATTCAAAAAGTGGTTACCGGGATGCAAGAACAGCTTGGCCAGGCCAATTTTGAAAAAGCAGTGGTAACCGGATTTATGGCAGACGGCGGCCAGTGGAAGGACGGCCAGCCGGATGCCTACAAAATCATGGCCACGAAGGATTATCAAGATTGGTTTACGGCCGAACTTGTGCGGGATCCTACCCTAAACAATATATCGGATCCGGGCGCGGCCATCGATGTCCTTACCCGGTATAAGACCAAAAAGGCCGGCACTGCAGCAGCGACGCACGATGCCGATCTGGGCGGCGATATCGCCAAGGATGTCAAAGATATCGCGGCCGGCGGGATCAAGCCCGGCGCTTCGACCGGTCCGGAAGCCAGAGCAAAAAAAGATGAGGACAAATCACCAGAGGAAATATTTGACGAACATGCGACGTAATTCCGCCAAAAAAACCGGCGGATAAAAAGGAGTTTTTATCATGTCCGAATATACGCATTATGGTGATATTTCTCCACGTACCAATTTCGCGGCCTGGGGCAAGCTGCTCAAGCGGACGGTTCCGGGAATTGTAACGGAACGGACCGCCCAGACAAAACCCATGCCCAAAGGCAAGGGCCGGGTGATGATCTTCCGCCGGTACCTGGTACTTGCAAGGGCCACCGGTCCATTGCAGGAAGGCGTAACTCCCCCAGGCACCAAACCGCAGTACGTGGATGTGCAATGTACGTTAGAACAATACGGCGACTGGATCGGTCTTACCGATGTTATCCAGGATACCCACGAAGATCCGGTTCTGGCAGAATTTAAAGGTTTGCAATCCCGGCAAATGCGGGAGACCCGTGAAGATCTCAATATCGGGATTCTCAAGGGCGGAACCAGCGTTTTGTATGCGAACGGCGCTGCCCGAACCGATGTCAACACCTTTTTTGATAAGGGTGATCTGAAAAAAGTAATCAGAAGCCTCCGGGGATCGGATGCCGAATATTACATGGAAATTTTGGCCGGATCACCAAAATACGCCACAGAACCCATTGGTGCGTCATTTGTCGGATTCGGCCATACCGATATCGAAGCCGATCTGACCGGGATTGCCGGATGTACCAAGGTTCAGAACTATCCGGATCCATCCAAGGCCATGCCGTATGAAGTCTGCGCCGCAGAGAACATCCGGTTTCTGTTGACCACCATGTTCTCACCCTGGGCGGATGCCGGCGGTGCCAAGGGGGCCATGCTGTCAACGACCGGCGTAAACGCCGATGTCTATCCGGTGATCGTGGTTGCTCCGGATGCCTGGTGTACGGTGCCGCTTCGCGGTGTGAATTCCGGCAACATCGCCGTTGTCAACCCAAAACCCAGGGGCGGCGATCCATTGGGCCAGCGCGGCACCCTGGGCTGGAAATTCTGGCACGCGGGCTGCATCCTGTCCGATGAACTGATGGAAAGAATCGAGTGCGCGGTGACGGAAAATCCGACATAGGGTGTAAGTAGCGTCAAGGGGTTCAGGGCTTAAAGCTCTGAACCCATAACCCAATAAATAAACAAGAAGGAGTATTGACATGGAATTAAGTGGTGTAGTGCATGGAACCTGTGACGGTACCGGCGCGGTGATCAATGTGTGCCTGGGGTTTATTCCCAGGCATGTCAAGGTCATCAATCCCGAAGATGTCGGCGCACTTTATCCCGAAGCTGAATGGTGGAAGGGTATGAAAGTCATTGCCGCACTGGATGAAGGTATTAAGGAAAGCGGAATAGCGGCACCGACTCGGGCTTTACTGGCAGCCGACGGGATCAGCGAATATCCCGGCGGCGATGAAATCGTCTTTGACAGTGCATCCGGCAATTGGGTCGATAATTTAACGG